AGTAGTAAACAGCTCCCTTTTCTTTGCATTCTTTGAGTGTTAGCCCTTTCTCACCGACATTAAAATAATATGGTACGTAGCGGTAGCATTTCACCTTAACCCTACTTTTATATCTAAAATTATTTTTTTGTGCTTTTTGTCTTTTTTGGTTAATTTATGTTTTGATTATTTCGTGGCAGTCTACACACCATTTACAACATCAATAGTGGTGTCAATGGTATATAGACAATATCCTGTTTGACAAGAGCTCCGCATCATCTACCTCAGAATCTATGAGGGAGCTCGTGTCAGATAGTCAACCAGACGTCCCAGTAATGGCCGAGAAAGCTGATTGAGCTGACGATGAAGTCGCCAGATTTGCAGATCTTTCTTTGGCCATTCTCTTTGCCATTTCCATGAGATTGTCAACTTCCATATTCATGCCAGAATTGCTACCCACCATGTAGCTTAGTATGGTTGAAACTTTCTTAGTGTCAATGCCACCTACTCCTGCTTTGTTAGCGCACTTTGATATATTCTTTGCAGCAATTGATTTGGTTGTTGCCGAGGCGTTTGGTGCGAATGAAGTTCTCATTATTCCAGCAACAACAGCTTCTAATGAACAGTATTTAGTCACACCATAAAGTTGATATGCCTTACGACAGCAGCTCACATTAAGTGTTTTAACTACTACAGATTCATCAACATTCATTTCATCAGATAGTGCCTTGATGTTGCTGTCTGTCATACAGATTCTGGCTAGAGGTGTCATGGCCCATGTCTTATCCATCTTGAGATAAAAGTCATCAACTATCTTATTCATGTACAATGTGGAGCAATGTATAGCATCATCAACTGAAAACATGTTTTTATCCAAGCGAGTGTTATTCTCTCCCTTCATGCTGTAAATGGGAATGGAGGTGTCAGCTACTTTCAGATTGAAAGCAGCTAGCCCTCTTGAGTTTCTAACATTCTCAGCCCATAGAGTGCTAGTGCAATAAGTTGCAAATGCCATAGCAGCAGTTGGCTTTCTTGTATTGATCAAAGTCATGGTGTTATCTATGGTTGACATAGATACATTCTCATCAAGTTGACTCATCAACTTGACGTAAATGTCAGCCTTGTCAACTACTACCAACTCAGCTGAAGTCCTCAACATTGCAGCAGGCCAGCTGTCCTCAATAGGCACAGTGATCTGCCTGAAGCTGTCAGGCTTCAACACGGTTGAGGAAGTCATTTATCTTGATTGTAATGAAGTTGTAATCTGTTACAGACAAATTAAACTTTGTTAGATCAGTTAAGAAGTCAGGAAGTTCTCTAATTGTCAGACCTTGGTAATTAGCCTCCAAGCCAAAACCAGATCTGATAATGAATGCTATACTGTTCTGGTTCAACTTCAAACAAGTCAATGAATCAGAAAAGAGATAGTAATCACAACTATTAAACTTTAATGTTTGAAAAGGTTTTACCCTGTTCACTAGTATTGTCAAAGAGGAATCTCGAGTACGAATCACACGTAATGCGAATATCATGGAGCTGTTTACTACT